TAAGATTTGTAAAAAGAAATGAAGATGAGTGGGGTGATTTAGATGTTTTAATTACCGCAAACCCAATTGCGCTAGAATCAAAACCAAATGACAAAATTAGTGTAAAAGTTAAAGCTAGCTACAATGAAGGTGTCAAAGCTGATTACGAAATTGAATCTATTTTAGATTTCATTCAAAACCATGACCTTAGAACGAAAATACTAAGCAAAACAATAACAACAACATACGAAGAAATTAATTAACATGATTGAATACGGTGGTGTAGTATACTACATTGATTTAAAAGCATTTGATAAATTTATCACAATTACAAAACCAGATGAAAAGGTTGAAATTAAAGAATTTAAAACTACCAAAGATGTGAATGGTGATATTTTAACAACTGAAGAATACATCCATATTACTGATAAACAGAAAGAGGTCAACGCTCCAAATTTTGATATTTTAAGAACAATGATTGAAATACTATTAGAATCTGAAGATGGTGATGAGGAAGATACAACGCTAGGAGCTGATAGAGCCTTAGAAAAAAAACCATTGTCATATCAACTTTGTTTTAATACATTAATGAACTATGGAATCTTAAAAGAAAAAGAATAACGTTACAAAAAATTAAAAAAATGAAACAACAAAAAGAACAATTTGAAACACAAATCAGCCAAGGTAAGACTGTTTTGGAGAAATTGAAAAATAAAGATTTTAGCCTTTATTTTTTTGCCATTGATACTAAAGGTAACCCTACCGCTGGAATCGCAAACATTTACGAACATGTAAAAGTATTAAATGAATTAGGTTATAAAGCATCTATTCTACATGAAAAAAATGATTACAAATTAAAAGGCGATGCGTCTGGTCAAGGTATTTCAGATTGGTTGGGTGAGGAGTATGCTGCTCTACCACACTTATCGATTGAAAGTCAAAATTTGAATATTAGCCCTAGTGATTTTATTATTATCCCAGAAATATTTTCTAGCATCATGGACCAAGTGAAAGGTTTCCCATGTAAAAAAATTGTTTTCTCTCAAAATTACGATTATCTTTTAGAGTTGTTACCAATTGGTAAAAGATGGAATACCGATTATGGTTTTAATGATGTTATCACTACTAGCGAAAAACAAGCGTCTTATCTATCGACTCTATTCCCTTCAATCAGAACGCATATAGTACCAGTTTCTATTCCGTCATACTTTAAACCTAGCGATAAGCCAAAAATACCTATGATTGCCATCTTAACAAGGAATCATGGTGATGCTGCTAAGATTGCTAAATCATTCTACTTGCAGTATCCTATGTACAAATGGATTACGTTTAAAGAACTTAGAGGTCTGTCTAGAAAACAATTTGCAACAGAATTGGGTAAATGTTGTTTGGCTATTTGGGTTGATGACCCATCTGGTTTTGGAACCTTCCCAGTTGAAGCTATGGAGTGTGAGACACCAGTAATTGGCAAAATTCCTAACTTGGTACCAGAATGGATGGAAAGCAAAGACGCTGATGGAAATATTTTGATTAAAAACAACGGTGTTTGGACCAATACTACAATTAACATCCCAGAACTTATTGCTACATACCTTAAAGTATGGCTAGAAGATTCAGTACCAAGTGATTTGCTTGAAGGTATCAAAGAAAGTAAAGGCCAATACACTGAAGAGAAACAAAAAGAAACTATGAAAGCGATATATGGTGAATTGATTAAAAACAGAGAAGCTGAAATTGACTTTTTAATTAAAAATTTAGAAGCACAGTATAACGAATTCACAGAAGAAACTAACAACTTAATTAAATAAGATTAAAATGGAAAAAAACAACATAAGCGTTATTTTACCCGTTCACAAGTTGAACGATGATACAAAAAAATTATTTACTAATGCAGTACAAAGTGTAAAGGAACAACTAGTAAGGCCAGATGAATTGGTTATCGTTGTTCCAAAAGGTAGTGATGCTGCCACATATGTAAAAGCCTTTGATTTTGGTGATTATAAATCATCAGTTACAATTGCTGAAAATGAAGGTCAAACAGACTTTGCTTCACAAACAAATTATGGTGTGAGTGTTGCAAAATCTGAATGGATTAGCTTCTTAGAGATGGATGATGAATACGCTAAAATTTGGTTTAAAAACGTTTTAAAATATCGTGAAGCACATCCAGAAGTTGAAATCTTTATGCCAATTGTAATTGATGTTGATTCAAACAATCAATTTATTGGTTTGACAAACGAAGCTGTATGGGCCCAAAGTTTTTCTGATGAACTAGGTGTCTTAGACAATAACGCATTGTTGGCTTATCAAAACTTTAATATTGATGGTATTGTTATGAAGAAATCAATTTACGAAGACTTTGGTGGTTTCAAAGCAAGTATCAAACTAACTTTCATCTATGAATTCCTACTTCGTATGACTTTTAAAGCCATCAAAGTTATGGTTATCCCTAGATTTGGTTATAAACACATGAATCAGAGACCAGATTCTTTATTCTCGTCTTATAAAGATTATATGACACCAGTAGAAGCCAAGTGGTGGTTAGCTCAAGCTAAAAAAGAGTACTATTTTACAAAAGATAGAAGCATAACGTACCAAGAACAAACTGTCTAATGGTGGCAAGAGGACGCAAAAGAAAAGATGAAATGTATTTTGGTCCAAATGAAGAAGAAGCAGTAATTAAATTTTTAGAATCAACAGACGAAGAAGAAAGGAATCAAATTTTTAACGAGTGGCTTAGAGGGCCACTCGATAAAATGATTGAGTCGATAATTAAAAGGTACAAATTATATAGAAAAGGTGAAACATTTGAAGATTTACATAGTGACACCATTTCGTTTTTAATGACAAAAGTACATAAGTTCGAAAGTGGAAGAGGAAAAAAAGCTTATTCATATTTTGGAACCATTAGTAAAAACTACATTCTAGGTCTTTTAATCAAAGACGAGAAACACATCAAACAGACCGCTTCATATGAAGATATGTATGATGATTTGGAGGAAAGGTCAGATTTAACTTACGTAATAGATGCTGAAACATTTTCTATGGAAGATTTCATAGGTAAAATAACAAATAGTATAAAAGAAGAGTTAAATGATGAAAACCAACCAGCAAAAAAGAAACTAACTGATAACGAGAAAAAAGTTGGTTATGCTTTGATTGATATATTAGAAAATTGGGAAACAGCATTTCAAGCTATGGAAGGTGGTTCCAAATATAACAAAAACTCTGTTTTAGAAACCATGAGGAATTACACCAATTTGTCAACGAAAGACATTAGATTGGCAATGAAGCGCTATAAACAACTTTATGACTTTTTAAAACAAACTGGGTTGTAGAAAATAGCAATAAAACCTTTGTTTGAGGTATTTATAGTAAAATATAAATCATGAGTAAAAAATCAGCTATAGATAAAGCGAATAGACGTTTATTGAATGAATCAATACCACCAATGATTTATTTTAATGAATTTGAAGTCGCTCAAATATTAAGTGATGCTATTGGGTGTGACAATCTAAATTTACCACCAATGGCGGTTAAAGCTTTACAAACAGCTTTAATTAAAAAAGGTAGAAACCTTAACCCACCAAATGTACCAGATGGTGCTATGATGTAAATAATTAAATCGGTGATATTTATAGATATGGAAAAAACATGTAATAAATGTAATTTGGTTAAAACACTTAATGAATTTACAAAACGTAAAACTTCTAAAGATGGTTTTGGGAATACATGTAAATCATGTACTAGAAAATACATGATTAAATATCAAGAAACTAATTTAGTTAAAATAACTGAATATAATATAGAGTATAGATTAGCGAACAGTGAAAAAAATAAAGAGTATTTAAAGAATTATAGTACTAAACCAGAGGTTAAAAAAAAGAAACGAGAATATTATGATGAAAACATCCAATATTATCGTGATTTAGAAAAAACTGATGAAAGGAAAAAATATCGTTATAACTATAACAAAAATTCACACACATTAAGATGGAGATTGTTTTTAAAAAACACATTAAAAAGACTGGGTAAATCTAAAGAAGGTAAAACAATTGATTTGTTAGGTTACTCAGCTTTAGAACTTAAACAACATTTAGAATCACTATTTACTAAAGGTATGTCTTGGGATAATTACGGTCAATGGCATATAGACCACATTAAACCAGTGTCATCTTTTGATAAAAACACCCCTATTAAGATAGTTAATTGTTTATCTAACTTACAACCATTATGGGCTACAACAAGGGAGATAAATGGTGTTGTTTATGAAGGAAATTTGAATAAATATAACAATTAATTAAAACTTAGAAATTTTGCCACGTAAAAGAAAAACTGATGTAAAGGTAAACAATAATGATAGTCTCGAATCATTGATGCAAGAAACTTATAATGATGCTTGTTTACAAATAAATGACGCTCAAAGAACAATAAATGAGCTTGCTACTAGTGCAACACCTACCGATGTTGACGACTTAACAAAAATCGCTAAAGAAAAAGGTGGGCTTCTTAAAATTAAAGATTCTGCAATAAGAATCAAATTAGAATTAGCAAAATTACAAAGCGATATAATTAAAAATCGTGGCGATGTTGATGCAACCATTTCAGAAAGAAGCAGTGGTTCAGCTTCTTTGAGTGACTTCAAATCAATCAGAGAAATGCTTAAAAACACATCAAAAGAAACGGATAACGAGTCTGAAATAGATTTATAATGAGTGTTATAAATAAAAAGAAAAAAGTTTTTGGAAAAATTGCAGCCGCAAAAACTTTAGCTTCTGGGATGCCAAAACTAAAGTCAAGCTCATCGATGCCATCTATTAACAATGATGGTGATGCAATAACTTTTTTAACAGACCTTATAAAAGTTTTAGTAGGTTTTGAAGCATTGGTAACGACTGTTGTAGAAACACTCACCAATTCGTTACCTAAAATAGAAAGAGCTATAAAAAAAGCTTTAAAAACTGAATTAAAATCAATCGTTAGCTGTGGTGTCGACCCTAGTTTACCAACTTGGATTCAATCAACAGGCACTGGTATTGTAATAGAAGTAAGAAAAATAGATTTTTTAGATATGCTTAGAACAGACCCCAATTCTGTTCCAGGTAAACTAATTTACAATGATGTTGTAACACCGTTAACAAGTAGTAGTGATTTAAATACTTTTCTATATGAAGTAATTCAAAATCCAACAGTTACATATCAGTGGCCACAAGGTAGTCCTATTTTAAACATAACTTTCAATGAATTAGGTACTGGCGGTAACCCTAATAATACATTAACGATAACAGCGGCCCCAGCATACGACACAAAAACATTAACTGATTTAAATAATGATTTTATTGATTCATTACAATTAATAAATTCTGCAAATGTTTTAAATAAAATAATGGATATCATTTATGGTACCGTTTCATCAGTTGCTGGTATCTCACAAAAAGTTTTAGAGAATGAACAAAAAATAAACGGTGTTGTTGACAAAATGGTTAATAATGTCAACAAAGGGCCAATAAATGATTCTGCGTTTAGTTTCTCAAAAGAAGAAACATTAAAACAACAAGCTGAAGCAGCTGCTAGAAAAAGAGGTTTTAAAAATATTAAAACCGCAAATGATATTCCTTCTTCAGTACCCATAGGTAGTTTGACTTCTTACAATCAACAATTATTATTAGCAACAACGTTAGCTCAAAAGAAAGATGTTATTTCATCTAACTTAAATAACATGGCTAATTTGAGTACAGCTAATGTACCAAACCCTAGTGATGTTGTCTCATCAAAACTTAATTTTATACAACAAATAATAGTTTCGATGATTAAATCAATAGTAGGAATTATTCTATCACCAAAGGTAATTCTTGTATTTTTGATAAACTATAAAATAGTATACGGGCCGACAGCAACATTTAGTGACCCAATTGATTTTATCAAAAAGAACAAAAACTTGATTAATAACATTATGAAAGTTATTGCGGTAGAATTAATTAAAATACTATTGACTATTGCCTTAAAAGAAATAGCTATTCTTGTAGCACAAACTATAGCTAAAAAACAAATAGAAAAAAACACAAATAAGTTAGCTCAGTTACAATCATTGATTGGGCTACCACCTAACCTAATAAGAAATTTACTAGATAATTTATTGTAATGGCAGACGTTAAACCAATACCAACATCAGGCTTTAATTTCTCATCAATTAATGGGATTTTAAATTTAATTTTAACCTCCTTTCAAATTCCAGAACCACCAGTTGAACCGTTACCACCACCTTTGGTTATGGTTGGAGCAAAGCTAAGACCTGGAATTTCTGCACAAGCAATAGCATCAGAAGTTATAAGCAAACAATCAGATGCTGGTAGAGTTGTTGGTGATGTTTTTGCTGACGGACCAAACGTTGAAGAAGCAATGGAATTAATCAGGGTTCAACAAATAGTAAACACTATTTTAAATGAAGCCAAAGTAGATGTTGTAATCCCTCCAGGAGTGGCCGTTACAGCGTTTGGTGGTAACGCTGGTGGTCCAGTAGTGTGCCAAGGTTTTACAACAGCTATGGGCATAGGAGATGGTATAATACGTTAAAAATTTAATACTATGAATGATTTAGAAAATATGTCAAACAACGAAATTTTGTTTGAAATTAAAAAAATGGAAGCTGAACATGAAGCTTTAAAATTGAAAATGATTCAAGATTTTGATAAACTGCTTGAAATAGAAAAAAGATTTGACAATGCTAATAAGATACTAGTTAAACGATTAAAAGGAGAGTAGTATGATTAATAGTACAAATAAAACACAAAGAAACGAAGGTAGTGTTTACGATGGTATCAATTCAGGCACCAATATAAAGTATGGTATTGTAAAAGTTTTAGAAAACGAAACAGGACCAGAACAAAATAGAGGACTTGGTAGAATAAAAGTATACATAAAAGGCCCTATCGCAACTGGCGGTGACGCTGACAGAACCGATTCTGAATTACCATGGTGTTTTCCGTTGCTACCAAAACATTTACAAATACAACCTAAAGTAGGTGAAGTTGTAATGATTCTTACTTTTAGTGACCAACAACAACATGCTGATAGATTATATGTTGGGCCGATAATTTCACAGCTCCCACTGTTAGATAGGGACCCTTATTTATATTCAGCGTTAAATGGTTTTACATTTGCTCTATCTTCACCAACAGTAAACCCATCACAAATAGCTGAATTAAATGGTGTATTTCCAAAACCAGATGATGTTTCAATACAAGGTAGATATAATACAGATATTAGCCAAAAAAGAAATGAAATTGTTATCAGAGCTGGTAAGTTTGTTGAATCAACCCCAAATCTTAATAACCCGTATCCTTTCAAATACAACCCAACAACTCAAGCCTATATTCAAATAAAGAATGATGTTGTAACAAACCCAGCAACGAACCAACAAGCTGCTCTTAGAGGTACGGTAGCAAATATTGTTGCAAATAAGATTAATCTTATTACACATAGAGATGGAAGCCCTAGATTTAATATAACAGACCCAGACGTTCTTATAACAGATGATGAATTAAATAAAATATTAGTAGAAGCTCATCAAGTTCCTTTTGGCGATGTTTTATTGGAATATTTAATACTAATGAAAGATGCTTTATTAAACCATGTTCATAATGGTAGTGGAAATCCAGCAACAGATTTGACAGTATCTGGTAATAAACAAACAGTTGCTTTATTTAAATCAAAAGCAAATGATTTAGAGAAATCGATGTTATCGAAAAATGTCCGTATTAATTAAGCTTTTGCGATATTTATAATAAAAACAAAGATGGTAATCCACACATTTTTCGATAAAAACAATACAATTGTAAGCAACCAATACGTAAACACTGGTTTGAACCCAGTTACTGAATTATTTTACGGTGGTGCAATAGGTGAACAAAAATATAGCCGCTTCTTATTTCATTTTGATGAAACTAGATTAAGAGCTTTATATACTGGCGGTACATTTACTGACTTAACCAAATTAACACATACTTTAAGACTTACAAACACGGGTTCTTTTGACACAGAATTGTTAAATGGAACAATGGCTGGTATGGATAGAACGACATCGTTTGATTTACTCTTATTCAAAATTAATCAAAATTGGGATAATGGTGTCGGTTATGATTACTCCGTACCAATTTTAGTAACTGGTCAAGGTGCTTATTACAACGGGCCTTCAAACTGGATTGAACCAAGAACTGGTGAATTTTGGTCAGGCGGTTCTGGTGTATATTCTGGTTCAGCATCTGCAATTACAGTAACAACACAACATTTCGATAAAGGAAACGAAAATATTGAAATGGATATGACAGATTATGTTAATGGTCTATTGACAGGCGATACAAACTATGGTTTAGGAATAGCTTATACCAGACCGTTTGAGTTGATGAATACAACTAGATTACAATATGTCGGTTTCTTTACCAATAACACCCAAACGTTCTATGAACCATACATTGAAACAATCTACGATAATCATATTAAGGATGACAGAAATAACTTTTATTTAGATAAACCAAATAAGTTATACTTATACGTTAACATAGCTGGAAACCCTACAAACTTAGACACAAAACCATATGTTAATGTGTATGACAATATTGGTAATTTATTTTCAGCGTATACACCTTCAGATGTTGAACATGTTACATTAGGCGTTTACTCAATTGATATATTGGTGCCAACTTCAGCCTCAAATGTAGAAACAATGTACAATGATGTTTGGACTGGAATAACATTAAATGGTGTTAATAGACCAGACATAAATCTTTATTTTGTTGTAAAAGACTCAATGGGTTACTACAACATAGGCGATAATGATATGCTGCCTAGGAAAGTAGCTGTTAACATTAGCGGTATCCAAAACAAAGAAAAAATAAAACGTGGTGATGTTAGAAAGGCAATTGTTTCTGCTAGAATACCTTATACAGTTGAACAAACACAAAATATTGATAACTTAAAATACAGAATTTACGTATTAGAGGGCGTTAACGAACTAACAGTTGTCGATTACCAACCAGTAGAAATGTCCAATAATTATTATTATTTTTTAATAGATACCTTAAGTTTAATACCAAACACTTATTATATCGATATATTAGCTTACTCAAATCTAGAAGTTACAACGCTTAAAAACGTACTAGAATTTGAAATAATCAATCAAGTAGAATTGCGTAAATCTCAATAAAATGAAATCATTTATTAAACAAAAATTAAGAGTCATTTTAGAATCAATGGCAGATGAACATCTAGGTAGTATTTCAATCAACATACCATTTAGTTCATTGATTTTGGACAGAGTTAATTTAGAATGGGCGATTAAAAATATAAAAGAAAAAAGACCATCAAAAAGCAAAGCCAAGCCTATGCAAGTAGCTATGACTTATGATAGAAAATATTATTTACTAGACGGTTATCACAGATTGGTTGAAACTGTTTTAGCTGGAGAATCATCAGCCAAAGTTATGTTGCTAAATAAGTCCTATGAAAATTTAAAAAAGAACAATCAAATCGGTGTTGCTTGTGATGGTGGTACTGGAGATAAATTTTGTAATAATTTTAAAACACTAGGTTCAATCGATATGATTAAACAATCTATAAATGAAGAAATGATTGATGGTCAGTATATGACACCAGCTATGAAAACAGCCTGCAATAAAATGACCATAGGTAGTTATGAAGAAGCTCTTAGTTTAACTGAAAAAGCAATAGCTCATTTAAATGAAAAAGAAAAGTTTAAGATAATGGAAAAAATTAACCAACCTTTGAGCAGATTAAAAGATGCTCAAAACACTTTGGATGATGAAATTAGTAGATATAGAATGACAGGTGATTCGTTAGCTGATGAAGCGGACACATATTGGCACCAAATACAATCTACAATTTGTGAATTAGGGCCAAGTTTTCAATAAAAGCACTTGACAAAAAATGTTTTATTACTATATTTATTATTGCGTTAACTACGTATTAGCACCGACTATTAAAACGGTTTAGAGTTGTTTAGGCAACAAAGGTGTTAGTACAATAACAAAAATTAAAAGTTAATAAACATGAAAAAAAGTATCTGGACAGAAACTGTCCCAACAGCTTACATTGCTGTAAACAAGAGCAGACTTAAGCTCTACAACAAAGATGGCGATATGCCAACTTTCTATCTTCAAAAAGGACAAGAGTTCCAAATTGAAATCTTTAACCCAACATCAGACGTAATCTTAGCCAAGATTCACTTAAACGGAAAAGCTATCTCACAAGGTGGTTTGGTATTGAATCCAGGTCAACGTGTGTTCCTTGACCGTTATTTTGATGTTGCACAAAAATTCTTATTTGATACCTATGAAGTTGCAAATACTGAAGAAGTAAAAAAAGCAATCGAAAATAATGGTGATTTAAAAGTAGAATTTTATAAAGAACAACAATTTGTAACAGCACTTAATTGGATACAACCAGATTTGACTTATAGACCATGGGTAACACACATTAGCTCACCAATCATTGGGAATACTACCACTACTACTGGACTTAATTTAACAAGCACTAGCAGTAATAGCAGTTTTTTGTGTAATAGTAATATAACTTATACATCATACGATAGCAAACTTAGTTTTTCAAATGATTTAGATAGTATAAGAAATACCCCTAGAAGTAAAAAGTCCAAATCAATTGAAACTGGTAGAGTAGAGAAAGGCTCACATTCAAGTCAAGAATTTAAAACGGTTGCTAAAAAATTTGAATCATTTTCTTTTCATACTGTTGAATATAAGTTATTACCAGCATCTCAAAAAATTAATACAGTTGATGATGTAAACGTAAAAAAATATTGCACAAATTGTGCACATAAATTAAAAAAAGAATATAAATATTGTCCAGTTTGTGCTACTAAAGCCTAAAAAATAAAATAAAAGTTAACGCATAAAATAACCCGAAGAATTTGCATCTTCGGGTTTTTTATTGTATATTTGCGTAAAAATTAGTTTATATGTGTAATGAAATATTAAAAATGACGAAGCGGTATTCAAACGACACGGAGCTTGGCGCTAAAGTGAGAGGGTATATTAACAGAACAAATGAGTACCCAACACTCACGGTTTTGATGTGTGTTCACAGTTTTAACGGTACCTATGATTATTTTTTACATCAAGCTTTACAATCCTTAGAGATGCAAACGTACAAAGATTTTAAAGTTTTGTTGATGTTAGATGGGTGTTGGCCAAATACTATTACTATGGTAAGAAACAATAGTTATAAACTGAATTTAGAAATTGTTGAAAGACCCAATAAACAAGGTTTAGCCTTTGCAAAAAATCATGGTTTGTCTTTAATTGACACAGAGTTAGTAGCCTATTTAGATTGTGATGACTATTATCTACCAGAAAAATTAGAGAAACAAATAAATTATTTTAGAAATAATGATGTTGATTTTTTAGCAACAGAAACATTGTTACTAAACAATAATAATTTTATGATACAATCATGGGGCTTAGGCGCATATGAAACTGATGAAGTAATAAAACAAAATATCTTTCAATCAAATTTTTTAGCTCATGGTACATTTATGATTAAGAAAAAAGCTTTAGATGAAATAGGTGGTTATAATCACGTCATTGGTATGGAAGATTGGGATTTATGGAAACGTGCAGCTGCTGCGAATTATAAATTTTATCAGTTGCCAGAAAGATTGTATGTTTTTAGAATGAATACTAGTGTTTCTAGATAGAACCTATACAAAATAAAAAAGGTGAGATTTCTCTCACCTTTTTTAAGTTATATAGATATTTTATTATCTAAGTTCTGCTACGTTGAAAGTAGGTACACCGTCTACACGCACATGACCGTAAAATCTGTTATTTACAATTTTTTTGGCGTAACGAGTCATGATACCCTTCACTGGAGCGAAGTTGAAAGGATTGTACATAGTAGGAGTAAGTTGCAAAGGCACGTATGGTGCGTAGATGTAACCTGTATCCAACAATGATTTACCTTTGTGACCGATAATTACAGAGTAAGATGGTGCATATGGGTCACGGTATACTTGATAACGACCACCCAATGTACCGATTCTTTCGATACCCATGTTATATTGGTCTTGCTCAGGGTTAGCATCAGATACGTGGAAGTATTCTAAGTCATCGAATACAGCTGAAATTTCAGAAGATACAACGATGAAGTTAGCACCACCACGAAGTGTTGACTTGTGGATTTGAGCAGAGATTTGGTTAATCTTAGTGATAAGAGTTTGGTTCCAGTCCTTTTGAGTGTAAGGGCTAGCAGCAGAAGAAGCTCTTCTCCATCCGTTGTAGTCCCAACGCAATTGCCATGCAGCAGCTTTACGAAGGTCTCTAAGGATTTCACGGTCAATTTCCGCAGCAACTTGCTCAGAAAGCATTGCAGTCAATTCAGCTTCAGCATCAATGTTGTGGAATGCACTAACGTCTTGAGCTAATTCTGGTGACCATGTTGCACGTAATTTTCTTTCTTCAACAGCAACAACAACTTCATCAAGTCTGAAAGAAACTTCATTCAATTCAGTTTCCAATTCAAGAGAAGCGTATTCAGCCCATGAGAAAGCTAAACCAGCAGTTGTAGTGATAGCAGATATAGTTGTAGCAGAAGCACCAACATAACCATCATAGGTTGAAGTACCTGGAACTACAGCAGCAGCAGAACCAGCAGTTGTACCTACTGGGTGAGTAAGGTCAAGCTCAACATACATAACACCATTTGGTGTAGTCAATACTGGGTAACCAGAAGAGTTTACGTTTGTTGTTTGAACGATAGCTTTACCATATTGTTGAGTAACGATACGGAAAGGAACTTCAGTACCAGCAGCGATGATAGTATTACCATCTTTGTCAAGAATTGCGTTAGTTGTTACACAGTGCAATGAAGCCAAGAATGACTCAGTGTCCATGTTGTTACCATCAGGACCAGTCAATACTTCACGACCAGCAGGTGAACCAGCACCACCAGTGAAACCACTAATGGTTAACATAGCGTATCTTACAGAACCGTCAGCAGCAGTAGCCCATGAAGTACTTGGAGCTGGAGTTGAGAAAGAACCACCAGCACTTAATGCAGAAGCGTTAGCGTTTGTGATAGTATAAGTTCTGATAGTAAGAGTACCTTTAGATTGGTCAAACATACCGTCATTGTAGAAAATGTCGTATAAGTTTTTAGCCATAAAAGGTGTTACAGCACAACTTCCATTAGATGGCAATACGCAAGATGGAATACCAGTAGAAGCAAATGATGTGTGAGCTGAGTAAGGACTGTTTGTACTGTTATAGTTAACATTATCATAGTTATTACCAGCTACAGGAGGTGTAGAACCATCTACACGGCTAGATGTAAGAGGTACGAAATAGAACAATTTACCGATAGGCATGTTCATAGCTTGAACTGACACAACGTCATTAGCTAATAATTTAGAGAAAACACGTCTTACGATAGGGAATACTACTGTTTCGAATGAACCAGAAGAAGTCGCAGTTGTAGTTTCAGTCAACAAAGTTGAAGCTTGGTTTTCATACAACTGAGCGATGTTTTCTTTTACGTGGCCTTTAAGACCTTCAAGGAAGCCTAAGCTTTCCCACTTTGATTGGGTTTCTTTACGGATAGCCTTCATGTGGTTTAATCCGATGTTACCCACTTGTCCAGATGTTAATAAATGTGACATAGTTTTTTTATTTTTTTTTATTATTTTGTTATTTGTTTTCAACTCTTTGAATCAAATCAAGGATTCTCTTAGTTGATGGGTCAACATAGGCGGTGCTTTCGTTTAATTGTTTAGAACTGCCAGTGGTACCCTCTTTCATTATTTTTCTTTCTATCGCTTCAGTAATTGGCTTTCTAGAAACTAATTCGTTAGCAATAGTTTTGTATAACTTTTTGGACTCTTTAAGGTTTGTAACTTCTTCATCAAATCTTTTGATGATGTTTTGTTTTTCACCTTTGGTTGTCGCATGTTCCATGAACAATCTTGTTACATAAGTCAAGTTGCTATTGAACACTACAGTTTCTACTAACTTTGTTCTAAATTCTTTCAAAGCTTTTCTAAATTCTTCGTTCTCAGCTTTAAGTTTTTTAGACTCAGTCAATAAAGTATTGTATTTTTTTGCTGTTTCAGAAACAAGTTTTTTAGCGATTACAGATTCTTTAAGATTATCAGCACCAGCACCTTTAGGTTGACCAGTAGAACCAGTAGCAGTTTTATTAACGTGTCCTCCAACTGACATACCTTTACCTTTTAAAATTACTTCATCGATTTCTTCTTCTTCTTTCTCGCCTTCTCTCTCTTCACCTTCTTCTCCATCTACATCAGCCAAATCAGAAGGTTCACCTTCTTCATCACCCATTTCGATTTCGTAGTCTACTTCATCACCACCTTCAATGTCATCAACATTAATGTCAACATCTTCGACATCACCAGCCATTTCATCATCCATGCCTAGGTTTGAAGATTTAATTACGTATTCTCCTGGTTCAGAGACAGTTAGGTGAATTTCGTCACCAACGATTTCGATTTCGTCATCACCGCTTAATTTTTTGTAAACTGCGATTACGTCATCGTCAGACGCTTGAGTTAAGTCCAATTCTTCAGATGCCATTGCATCCATACCTTCTTCGTATGTATCTTCTTCGTACATACCTTCTGTTGGCATTTCACCCTCGGTCATTTTTGATTCAGATTCCATTTCAGATTCTTCAACCTTTTCGGCTGCGCCTTCTTCAATTTCTTCTTCCACATAAGCCTCTTTGATTAGAGACTCTTTCACCACACCATCAATTTCTTCCTTAGCTACGCTACGAAGTATTTCTTTAGTGTTGGCATTAAGAGCACTTTGAATATTTTGGATATCCAAAAGAGCTTCTTCAAGTATTGATTTTTTATCTGCCATTTTTGTGTTTGTTTTATTATTAGATAAATATTACAATATCTATCTTATTTTTTAATAAATATATCTAGTTTTACGAAAAGACATATTAAGACTAAAAATTTTATAAAAAAATGTTTATTATAACAAGAAATTATCAAGTTTGTCTTTCAAACTTTCTTTTATTACACTTGCTGTCTTTTCAACGCTTTCAACGTAAGGTTTAGCTTCAGCAACATCTCTAAATATCCAAGCATCTGGTGTTGATGGTGCTGTAACAACATCCCAACAAATTATTTCAAAATCGTCTTGAACAATTTGTTCACCATTTCTACCTTCTTTAAGTGAACCAACACCTCTAGAAGAAACACCAATCTTAATTCTATTTCTTAAAAGATTTGCAACCTCATCACCTTTGGTTGAAACAATACCATAGTTTATAAAACCTGGCGTCATAAGGATTTCCATTTTACCCATAAGGGTTTTACCTTCCCACCAAGTCTCAATAATATTGTGAGATATTCTATCACCAGCAATAATGCTAGATTCTGGGTGGTCTAATTCACCAACAGCACTACGCTCTCTAATAGCTTTCTGATATATTTCGTCTTGCTTTTTTAAAACTTGTTCTGGATATATTCTACCGTTACGATTAAGAACACCATATTTTTGTAATATAACGTAAACAACTAGTGGTTCTGCTATTATCATTTTACCACTATCAAGTTTTTTTATTTCATTTATGAACGCTTGATTTCTAGGTTCATCAGGACTAATATAACCAGCATCATGTTCAATTAGTCCACCCCAGCCTGTTTCACCACGTTTTAATATTTTAAAGTCTTTATAATTTATATCCATATTTGCTAGCTTATAGATATAAATATCGTATACAAACAAAAAAACCCTAGATTTATTTCTAGGGTTTGTTTTTATCTTTTTCTTTTATGAAAGTCAAATGTATTACACTTTTTAAAAACTTCTTCAATTAATACTTCGGCTAGTTTATTTAAATTTTCTTTCATTTCTTCAGTATTAACTGGCTTTATAACATTTAAATAAAATGTTGTTTCACAGCTCATGAAACTTCTCTTTCCTTTTCTTATTCCAGATTCTCTCAAATCTAAATCAACAATTGTCATTTCTTTGTTAAAATCTAAATTAGATGAATAACTAAATAATACTTGTTTTACTTTTTTATTTAAATTTCTAATCGCTCTATTGTAGTTTTCATCACAATCGTCTTTGGGCTCAGCCCAAGAAGAAATATTTAAGTAAACTGACTTTGAGTTCTTATTGTTTACACTTCCAAAAATTACATTGAAATCCTTAAAAATGGTTGATTTAATTTCTTTACCTGTTTTCATATTTTACCTGGTTTTTATAACACAAGTATAATGAAAAAAAATGAATGTGTCAAGTGGCTATTTTAAGTTACCCCACAAAGCAATTGCAATACCAATTGCAATTTGAACAAAAGTAATAATAGCTATAGCGGCAGCCCAACGATTCTTTTGTTTGTAAATTTCATCTTTGGCTTCTTTCATCTGGGATGCGGACCAAACATCATTAACTTTTTCAATCCATTTGGCATGAGTTTCTACTTTACCCTCAACATTTTTAACTTCGGTAAGCTTTTGATTTAATTCAGAAAAACGACTGTCCATATCAGTCCTCATTCTGTCATAATTATCATTAAGCCTCTCAAGTTCTTTTAAAACAAGCTTACTGTAATCACCCCAAGTTCCTGTTTCATCAGCCATGACTATAATTTAACGTTGTTTAGTATATTCGTTATCTTTACACACATTTTTTCGTAACACTTTATCTTAGATGTTGTTGTTTTTAAATTAGAAACCTCTTCTTTACCATCATCAATAATGTCTTTTAGTTCTTTTAATATTGCATAGTGTTCATCATTAGGAGTTCTATTGCAAATCTTTTCTGTTAATTCTCTTAACTTTAAGATATTTTCACTAGGTATTTTGTGTGATGCCATTTTTTAGTTTTCTTTTAAACTACTTCTAAGCTCAACAAGTTTAGAAACATTCTTTATGAATTCTTCATTTATTTCTTGTTTGTCACTCAGTAATCTATCTTTTACTTGTAATAGTTTATCTTTTGTTTCCAAGTCAGAATCCTTTAGTTTTTCGTTAATCAAATCAATACACTCTCTAACAACTTTACCATAAACTTCTTTCTTTTCATCATCAGTTGATTCAATCAATACTTTTATAATTTGTTTTTCTGATTCGTCTAGAGTACTGTATTTTTGATTATACTTGTCAACCATTATGGTTGTCAACATGCTATTCGGTAATTCTATGCTTTCAGTAATTACTTTCTCGTTGTTGTTAACGATGTAATCAACTATTTTGCTAGTCGCTTCAACTATTTTATCAATTGATTCTGGTGTTTTTTCTGTGAAGATAAGAGTAGAAATACTTTCGTATAAGTCTTTTTTATCATCTTCTATGTCTTTTTCAAATAAAAGGTCAAGCACCAATTTTGAATTTGCTTCAAATATGTCTTTTTTATTGTATTTAGAAAACAAATCAATATTCTCTTTTACAAACATACTGGCCTTATTGATATCTTTCTCTACTTTCTGTTCAATGTTAGTATAAACCAAAAATTGTGTTTTAAGTATTTCGTTTTCTTTTAAAGACTTAACATAGTTTTTAAATAACTCTTTTTTTGATTTGTCCTCTGACATAACGCTTTCGGATAAAAGTGTGTTGTAAACACTTTTTATATTACCGAAATTTTTTGTTATTTTAGTTAAATTTGTCATGGTTCTATTTTACTTAATAAATATTGTTATTTTATGTAAAAGAGTCTACTCACCCAACATTTTATCAATGCCGTTTATCATATCATCAACATCTTTGTTTATTTTTACGTTTTTATCGTAAATTTTAACTCTCTCGTTAATCTCTTTTTTTGTTGGTATGATAGAGTCTAACAAAGCGTCAACAAATCTACCTTTATATTTTTTGGTTCTATCATCTAATTTCTTGGTCAATAATCTTTTTTGTTCTTTCAATAGCTTGTCAATTTTTTTAACTGATTCTGTTACTTCAGTTGGTGCAGCCTCTTCAGCGCCAGCCTCAGTAGCATCTTCTTCAGCACCACCTATCTCAGCACCAGCTTCAGCTTCAGCACCAGCTTCAGTAGCAGCTTCACCTTCACCTTCTTCGTCACCACCAAAATCTAGGTCTTCACCACCTACGCCTCCACCACCAAATGAACCGCCTAATCCACCACCACCACCACCACTTGTGGTTGTAGCACCTTTTTCCCCACTAGCGGCTTCTCCGCCTTCTCCATCACCTTTAAGTGCTGATTTTATGTCACCATATACTCTGTCAACTATATCAAACATACCAGTATGTTTGATTACGTTAGAAGAATTAGCCAATTCAGCAGCAGCTGCTTTTTCAAGTCTTTGTTCAAGCAAATCTTTTTTGATTTCGTCATCAGACATTCCTAATATATCTCGTTTAGCTCTAGTCATTGACATAGCTGCAAATCCATTACCAGCATCAGACACAGCATCTTTATAAAGTGTTACTTTAGATTGAGTGTGTTCAATTTTAAGCATCTCAGCTTGAGTAGATGGATTGTTAAGTGTAAGTGTAAAGTTATCAAAGTCCTCATCAAAACCTAACAAATACAAATGAATAATCGCAATCTTATTAAGCTCTTGAAGCATTGATTGCTGAATTCTGTTTATGGTTCTAGAAAAACGAATGTCTTGCAAAGCAAGGTTTTTACCTTCACCAGTTGCTTCATCAAAACCTAAAAATGGTTTTGGTACACGCAAAGCTGTAAATAAATTATTTCTCAAATATTCAATATCAGCAATTTGGTCTAAGTTGCTAGCACCTGGAAGTGTGTCAATAGGATTTGGTGCATCTTCAGAACGAACTGGAATAAAGAAGTCTTGGTCGTTAGATAATTGATTATATCTAAGGTCCATTTGGCCAGTTTGTGGGTCAGTAATTGGAATTCTCTTAAATCTATCAGCAATTTCATTTACGTATGCTGGTACATCAGCATCATCGATATTACCAACGTATATTTTATAAACACGTCTTTCTGGCGCACGAGTTACACGATAAACCAACATAGAATCTTCAGATAAGATAAGCTGTTTCCAAATACGTCTAGCCTTTTCCAAAATTGAAGTACCATATGGTAAACGTCTGTCATCACCAGTTAATCTAAAGTGAGCAATTTGCCATGAATTAAACTCAACATCACGGCCTCTCCAGTAAAATTTAACTTTGTCTGCAACTGCTACATTTGCATTTGGTGTTTCCCTACCAGTAATCATATCAAATAAACCACTTTCTCTTCTTTCCATTTCATAGTTTGGCATTTGTTTAGCGCCAGTAACACCATGCACGTCATCAATATTCAAAAACACAAAGTTGTCACCATATTTACAGTTGGACAAAAATACACCAGAAGTCCTTGAGTATAAATCGTTTACATCTTTACCTAAGACTGGGAAATTATGTCTATCATGCTCACCGTTAGGACCAACAGCTTCCAAACAATAAACATCGGATGTTTCATTTAATTTAACAATAGAAACAACTTTATGATTTAATAAGGTCTTTTCTTTGGTTTTTCCTAGATAGATTGCTTTAGCTTTTATATATGACTTGTCAATCACCAAACTTGGTTTAATTGACAACACAAAATCAAAATAATTTTGGTTTGTTTTTCTAAATAATACTTTAGTTAAAGTAGTTGGGTTAATAGATTTTGCTATGTCTTTTCTTAATGAATAACCTTCTTTAAATAAATTAATAAATTCAGAATCATTTTTAAGCAATTCAGATAATTTATTAACACCAACATAGTTTTCGTTATTTTTTATTATATTTGAAATATAGTCAAAACAAGTATCAGTAATTTCTATAGTCATACCTTTTTTGGTTTGTTCTATAAATTCTCTATTTTTCCAATTTGATAACATACCTTTTGAACGAATCTCATTATGTTCTGTATGTAAATCAGAATTATTATATGCTTCAAAATATTTAGGATAGATACCAGACATTTCAACACTTAAACGTTCTCTTCTTTCATCTGAACGTAAATATTTATCGATACCTTCCATACGTTTTTTGATAACTTCTGGCGAACCTAATATTTTATCAAAATGGTCAACATGTAATTTAAAATGGTCAGAATGGGTTAATCTAACTAAATTACTAGGGTGATTATTTAATTTATTAAAATCAGCATGATGTGTATCAAATTGACATCCAACCGAAGTTTCATAATTTGAATCTCTAACACATTCATGTGCAACTAAAGAATGTGTAAATCTATATTTAGTTGTGTTAGGGTTATAAATTTTTTCATAGCCTACGATACAATCTTTTTTCTTTTCACTTTTTCTAGTATAAAAAGGCATCAATGACTGACCTTTGGTTAATTCATCAGCTCTTTTGAATGAACCGTCTCTAAGCATATATTCGTGGTCTGGGGTTGTGTCAATGTGCGTACCATCATCAAGAGTAACACGATATAATTCAGAATCTTTTCTAGTAAGGTCACACCATATTATTTTACTTGGTACAATTGCTTTGGTACCATCTTGTATAGCGTATGACCATATTTCTTCACCAGATTTAACTCTATTAGAAAGTTCTTTAATAGTTACCTCAGTACCATCTAATAATGGTATAACACTGTTTTCTCTGATAGGTGTATTTCTAGTCCACATTGGTAAAGATGTGTGAATATCTAATCTGTTGAAAAACAAATCTTCTAAGATACCTTTAACACGACTGCTATCTGAATAAACATTAAGTACTTTACCTTTATCACTAAGAGTCGTTGACTCTTCTGCCATGATATCCAAAGCAGCTGCAATTATTGGGTAAAATTCCATTGCTTCAAAATCAGAATACGAACCAATACGAGTTGTTTCATAGTTTATTGATTGTTGAAAAAGGCCGCTTTCAACCTTTTTCCACATTTGAGACAAATATTTGTTTTGTTGTGTTTGTAGTTTAGCTCTTTCAAAGTCAGCCTTGCTGTCTGTTTTAAGCAATACATCGTTACCCATATTGTAACGTTGTGGTTGCGGTTGACTTTGTTTTAATTTTGCCGAATCAGGACCTAAAATTTGCCCTAATCTTTGAAATATAGTTAAATTTCTATTTTCTGCCATAATATTATTTTTTTATAATGTAAGTTTTAATTCTAAAAAATAAAGATTACTGTACGTAATCACATTCTACATATGCTAATCTTTCTTGCTCACCTATTGGGCTAACAGATAAAGTATAAACATAATTAGTTATCCAATCCTGACCTTGAGACCCAGCCGTTGCATTACAGTAATATGGTTTTTTTTGAATGTTTTGGTTTTTCCTAACATTAGTTTCAATAGGTGACCATTTGTAAAGTTCAACACCGTAAGTTTTTAAAATAAATACTTTTTTTGCCATTTTATTTAGATTTATCTCATTCCGTTAAATAACCACATGTATTGCCCTAAAGGGTCTTGCATATTTTTAGAAATTGCTGGGTTAAATTTAGGTTTTGGCGTTGCCGCCTTATGTCTGTTTTCTTTGCTAACAAAATTACCAGATGCTGGCT